GAGGACTGCGTATGTCGATTAAGATAGAGATGAAGACAGTTTTGCCTTATGTTGTGCTGATTGCAACAGTCGGCATGACATGGGGTATGTGGTCAGAACGTCTAAATGCAGTTGAAGAAAAGGCAGATAGTGTTGCAAAAATGCAACAAGATATTGCCATTATAAAAGATAGAATTCTTCAAATGGATGATAAAATAATGTGGATTGAAGAGTTTCTAATTAAAACAGTGGAGTATTAATGAAACAATGTCAAATCTGTGGATGTTCTTGTCACTGCTCTTTAAACACATCTTGTATGTGCGAGTGTCCGAGGTGCGTGCATGACGATCAGCCGAGCCCAGATGAGACAACAGGTGATGAAGCCGGGAAGGATTAAAAGGAAAAAGAAAAATGACAAAACTATGCCCAAGAGGAAAAGCCGCAGCAAAGCGTAAATTTTCGGTGTACCCGAGCGCATATGCTAATGCCTATGCCTCTAAAGTTTGTGCGGGTAAGATTAAAGACCCGAGCGGAGTAAAGAGAAAAGATTTTAGAGGGCCTAAGCCGTCAGGAAAAGCCGATGGTGGTATCATAGATTTTAATAAAATATCACAAGGTCGTAAGAAAGTTTCAAAATTTAATAAGGGTGGCATAGCTAGAGGATGTGGAGCGGTTATGGCA